TACGATGATGTGGCACATGTGATGGCCGAGGAGGACTTCCACGGCGATGCGCGGGTCAGGCTCCTGCGCATAGGCGAGGTCGACCAAAGCACCGGCGATGCGGTCTGCGATTTTATCCGGATGTGCCGGATTTACTTTTTCATACATGGTCAGCTTCCTTTCCGTGCCCGGAGCAGGCGTTCCATCGTGTCATCCATCGGAGTGACGCCGTTGTACTCGGTCGCACAGTTTTCTTTTACGATTTGGTATATCTCCATCCAGAGCCGGTTGGTCTGGCTCATGAAATTCTGGCTCATCGCCACATAGGGCGACTGTATCGCGCTGCCGGTGGTGGGGTGCTTGGCCAGAAAGCCGAACTCCGTCACGGCCTCCTCGCACTGAATCCATCGGGCCACACTCATGGCATAGCGTTCCAAGAGCTGTGGAGATACCAGAGAAGCGCAGCCGCGTTCGGCCAGCCACTCCCAGGTCTCCTTGTAGATGTCCTCGGCCACCAGTGCCTTACCGTCCTTCTGGACGGCGGAGAGCATCTTGGACGGTTTCGGCATCGCCTGACCCTCAAGGTCGGCAGCGCGGTCATCGAAGTTGATGACCGTCAGTGTCCGTTTGCCGGGATTGCCCTCTGCAATCTTGTCCGCTAAGGGCTTTTTCTTGGCTCCGGCTCCGATGCGGGCACCGCCACGGTTGGTTCCGTCCTTCGCCATTTCGATTCACCTCCAGTCGTCGGGGCTTATTCCCCGTTTGAAATCGCGTTTTTGTGCGCGAGAGCCCACGCCCGTTCCACGGCAGATGGGCCGTAGAGATTTTGACAGCCCCTACCGGGTCTCCCGGTTATGCCAGCGGTCGCCGCGTTCGGCATGAATCCTCGCATGGCACTCTTTGCAAAGGGCCATCAGATTACTGCGGTCGTGCGTCCCTCCCTGAGAGAGCGGGAGCTTGTGGTGAATCTCCTCGGTTGGCGTGTACACACCTTTCGCAAGGCAGACCTCACACAGCGGATGCTCCGCAGCATAGGAATCCCGGATGCGTTTCCAAGCCCGTCCGTATCGACGCTTGGTGGCAGGGTCGCGGTCGTACCGTTCGTAACGCTGGGCCTCCAGCTTCTCGTGTTCTGGGCAGAATCGTTTGTCCGTCAGGTTGGGGCAGCCGGGGTAGGAACAGGGCCGTTTCGGTCTCTTGGGCATGTAACCTCCACCTCCGTTCGCAAAATTTACATCTCCTATAATGAAGGGCAAAAATCCGCGAAATTTACAAGCCCTATTATGAAGGAGGTGTATTTCATGGATACACGGTTTGAGTTCAACATCAAGAAGGTCAGCATCAAAAGTGATGACCAATACCTGTACCTGTATTTCAACAACAAGCTCATTGTGAAGCTGGAATACAGAGACATCGAAACTGCTGCGAACTATCTGATTAAGAAAGCGCAGGTGCAGCAGATTCCGGGATATGACCAAAAGCTGTTGAACGAAGAAACAGCCTCATCTGAGGATAAGTAACTGTAAAAAGGAAGGGTCGCATACAGCGGCTCTTCCTTTTGCAAAACAAGCCTCCGCAGGATTTCTCCCACGAAGACTTGCCCCTATTTTTCACACTACCATAATACCACTTATCAATGTGCCATTCTGTGCCAAAGTGTGCCAACTTTACGCTGGCGGCTGAAAATCTCGCAGGGCCGAGGCGTGGATGCGGTGAACCGTTCGCATGGACACGCTCATCAGCACAGCAATCTTCTCCCAGCCGTAATTGTTGATGTACCGGAAGCGGAGAAGGAGCTGTTCATCCACATTGGCCAGTTGAGAGATGGCCCCACTGATTTCGGCCTTCAAATCCACCAGCCGCTCTATCTCCGCATTTATCTTCTTCTCCGCGTCGATGATTTTGCAGATGGTCTTCTCAAAGGGCGCTTCTGTACTCCTGGTACTGGAGACCCGGATACCGTCGTAGTTCACACTGCTCAGGCTGATAGCCAGGTCGCGCAGCCTGTCCAGCTCGGACAGGTCAGAATTGATGCGCTCGTTCAGCCGGTAGGCTTGGGAGAGATATTGCTTTGCAGTCATCTGGCGATTCCTCCTTCCCGTATTTTTTCCATGAGTGCCTCGCCGTCCAGACCGGAGAGTAGTTCAAACCATCCGGAACGGAAGAACCGCTCAAGGCTCTGGAGCTCGGATTTGTGATTGAGATAGGTCTGGTGCTGCCTGTCCTCTTCGCACAGAGGCGGATTCTGTCGGAACCAGTCGAGCTCGGCATCGTAATCCTTCGCAGCTTGCACGACGATGGCGTGGGCCAGCCGGATATATGAATCATCCAAAGGCATCACACCTCCAGCGTCACCTTGACCGCATCGATGAGTGCGGCCTGTGTCCTGTCCTTGGCCTCCAGCGCCTTCAGGATACGTTCGTCGATAGTGCCCTTCGTGATGATGTGCTGTATCACCACGGTGCCGGAGCTCTGGCCCTGCCGCCACAGTCGTGCGTTCGTCTGCTGGTAGAGCTCCAGCGACCACGTCAGGCCGAACCAGATAAGGCTGGAGCCACCGGCCTGCAGGTTGATGCCGTGACCGGCAGAGGCAGGATGGATGACCGCTACCGGGATTTTGCCGCTGTTCCAGTCGGCGATGTCCTTGCTGGATTTCAGCTCACGGACATCGAAGCGCTTTTTGATGCGCTGCAGGTCGTGACGGAACCAGTAGGCCACCAGTATGGGCTTGCCATTGGCGGATTCGATGATGTCCTCCAGCGCGTCCAGCTTCCGGTCATGGAACTCTATCGTATCGCCGGTATCGGCATAGATAGCGCCGTTGGCGAGCTGGGCCAGTTTCCCGGTCAGGGCCGCTGCGTTGGCAGCAGTCACCTCGCCATCCGGGAGCTGCAGGATGAGAGCTTGTTTGAGCTCCTCGTACCGGTCGGCCTCTGCGTCAGAGAGGTAGACCTCATATCGGGTGGATACGAGCTCCGGCATCTTCAGGTGGTCGGTGGATTTCATGGAAATCGTGATGTCCGAAATCCTGCTGTAGATGGCGTCCTCCGCTCCCGGCATGGGCTTGTAGGAGTAGATGATTTGTCCGTTGCGTTTGTCAGGGAGGAAGAAGGTGTTCCGATACTGTGTGATGAAGCGTCCGAGGCGCTGACCCATATCCAACAGCCGGAACTCGGCCCACAAATCCATGAGGCCGTTGGAGGACGGGGTGCCGGTCAGTCCGATGATGCGCTTGACCTTGGGTCGGACGCGCAGCAGAGCTTTAAATCGCTTGGACTGGTGATTCTTGAAAGAGGACAGCTCGTCAATGACCACGGTATCGTAGTCAAAGGAAAAACCGCTGCTCTCGATGAGCCAGCTCAGGTTCTCTCGGTTGATGATGGTGATGTCGGCGCTGACCATCAGGGCGGCCCGCCGCTCTCTGGCGCTGCCTACGGCCACGGTATAGGTCAGCTCTTTCAGATGCGCCCATTTCTCGATTTCCGCAGGCCAGGTGTCGCGGGCCACCCGTAGCGGTGCGACCACCAGAACGCGGTGGGCCATAAAGCTGTCGAACAGCAAGTCGGCGATGGCTGTCAGGGAGATGACCGTTTTGCCAAGTCCCATATCCAACAGGACAGCGGCCACCGGATGCTGCTCGATGTAATCGATGGCGTAGCTCTGATAGTCATGAGGCTTGAAGTTCATCCAGCATCCCTCCAATCTGCTCAGTGTGGTCGATGACATACACTCGGAAGCCCAGCGACCGCAGCAAGCGGTGCCGTACCAACTGGAGCGGGCGCGGAGCCTTTCCGGGTGCCTTCAGTTCTACAAAGGCGATAACGCCATCAGGTAATAAGACAAGGCGGTCGGGCATCCCGTCGAAACTCGGAGACACGAACTTCACGGCGATGCCACCGGCCTTTTTTACCATCAGGGATAATTTTTTCTCGATTTCTTTTTCTCGCATAAGCGCTCCTTTTCTCTGGTCGTGCAAGGTGTATCAATGCCAATACAAAACTTTTTCTTAGGAAGATTTTATAGCTCTTAGAAAAACTCTGTAAAACACATTGATACACCTTGTCATAGTGGCTATCAGGTCAGAAAATCGTCTCCTGCATCGTCCGTGTCTGCCCTCAGCCGCACTCCCTTGAAATAGCGCTTCCGGTTCAGGGTCACGCGCTCGAAACCGGCGCTCTCCATCGCAAAATAGAAGTCTGCGGTGCTGCGCACATACTCGTTGGTATCGATGCAGTAATTCCGGTATGCCTGATACAGAGAAGAGGAGCTCTCCCGGAAACCGTCGCCGGTCTCGCACTTGTCCTCCATGAAATGACCGAACCAATCGTTCTGGCTCCGATACTCGTCGATAGCCGCCTTCACGCAGGCCGGGACAGGAATCTGGTAGTCCAGGTCGATGACCTTTTTGGCACCCTCGATGACCCACGCCAGAATGCTCTCTCCGGCATTGTCGTAGAGGTATTCGCCGTAGTTCTTGATGTCGCTCTTGCCGGTAATCTTGGCGTTGAACGGGATGACGATGAGCCTGCGCCAGATACCATCATCTGAGGCACTGACGCGAGGCAGATGGTTGGTGTACAGCACCAGCGTATGGCAAGGCTTGAAGGAGAACGGGTCTTTGTATTTCTTCTCCGCGAACACATCATCGGTGGAGCAGAGCTGCTTGACGGTGGAATCGTTCAGGCGGGCACCTTCTTGCATCTCGGCAGCGATGAGGAGCCGCTTGCCCTTGACCTCAGCCATCTCCGGCTTGATGTTCCTGCGGCAGCCAACGGTCAGGGTGTCGGCGGATATGTTGCCGCTGTAGAGCCCCAGCACACGGGACACCGCATTCCAGAAGGTGCTCTTACCATTCCGGCCATCTCCGTAGGCGATGATGAGGGCCTCCACATACACCTTGCCGATGGCAGCCAGCCCACAAATCATCTGAACATAGTCGATGAGCTCCTGGTTGTGCTGGAAGATGAGGTTGAGGCAGTCCAGCCAGATTTTCTGGCCCTTCTGACCGGGCGTGACCGAGGTGATTTTTGTGATGAAATCCTCCGGCGAGTGCTCCCGCGCTCCAGCCATACCCTTGCGCAGGTCGTAGGTGGCCTCCGGGGTGTTGAGGGCAAAGCAGTCCGCATCCAAGTCTCTGGGCGAAATCTCCAGCATGGGGTGGGACTCCTTCAGCGCCAAGGTGATGTATTTGGAGTCCCGGCGCTTGATGACGAACGCCTGATATGCCTTCGCCGCCAGATATTCCTGAAATGCCTCCAGCTGCTCGTCGCTCATGAGCTGTTCTGCCTTGGCCTTGGAGGTGCCGTCCAGAATGGCCTGGGCACCGTTGTTCTTCATCTTCATCAGCGCGGTGAGCAGGTCGCGGTTGGCCTCCTTCATCTGGCGACGAGTCAGCTC